GGGCATTGCGCTTGTTTATGTAAACAGTGACAATGGATGGAGGTTGAAATATAACGACTAATGGCTAACTTACAAGATATAGTAAATAGAAGTGAAGTAGGTGCAATTAAACCTTGGACCGCTGCTGCAGCTCCAGATGGTTATTTGTTATGTAATGGTGCTGCCGTATCAAGATCAACGTATGCAGATTTATTTGCTGTAATTTCTACAACTTACGGATCTGGTGACGGCTCTACAACGTTCAACGTTCCTCAATTACAAGGTAAAATGCCACAAGGGTATGATGGTAATACCTATAACTTAGCAGGTACTGGTGGTGCAAATACAGTAACTGTTGCAGTGACAAACAACCAAGCGGCTTCAAATGCTACAAACCAATCGGTAACTATCACAGGTAGTATTGATAATACTTCTTTAACAACAGCTCAATTAGCAAACCACACTCACAGACTTGTTTGCGGTGCACCAAACCCATTTGGAGGACCTAGTATTGGTAGATACACAGGTATACAAACGGGAACACATGCTACACAGTCTAATGCAAATGGACCTTTTGATTTTGTTAGTCAACCTTCACAAAAAAACAACTGTCTAAATGAAGTAATTGGAAGTGGAACAGGTCATAATCACAGTCATACTTTATCTGGAACATTGACAGGTAATATTACAACTTCTTTAACAGGAACTGTCACGGCGGCAGGAACCAATTCATTTTCGCCTTTTGTGGTGGTTAACTATATTATAAAGCATTAGGAGATATTCATGGCAACACAAATTGTAATTAAACCTGGAGATAACATCTTAGTTGATCAAGAGGGTATAATTGAATGGGCAGATCGAGGAAACGCAATGCCAGACATTGGTGATAATGTTCATTGTATTATATGGAATAATTTACCAGGTCAAAACGAAATTCAGCGCAAAGACACTAATGGAAATATGATTGGTAATACAGATTTAAATGCCACAAGTGACGCTGTCGGATCAACAACTGTCTCTGCTTTATTAACATGGGCAGACACAAGACAAACACAAATAGAAACTGCTGCAACTGCTTATGAAGCGGCTGTCGCAGATGATGAAGCTAATGGGACTACAAATGCTGTTGGTAGAACGTGGAAAGATTACGACTCTAACTATTCTTAAAATACTTCTTCTTTTTCGTCTTTAAAAGGACCGTTTAAATCTACGTAGTGAATGAATAATTGATGATGCCAATACTCTTTAGGCTGATTAAAAATTGGTCGCCAGTGAGGGATTTCACATCCTTTATATATAACACCATCTCCTGTTTTAATTACTATAGGAGTGTCTCCCATACATAAAGGCCATTTATAGTTAGAATCTTGATAAAAATATTTTAAGGTTATAGAAGCGCTTATTTCACAAGCATGTCTATCTTTGTGTTTTGTAAGTTCAGAACCACCAAGATAAATTCTATTATAAGAATATATTGGTTTTAATTTTAAATTGGTTTCTTTTTCCATGATGGGTAAAAGATGATGAATTATATGTCCGTAAATATCAGAATTTCTTGAATGATTAGCAGAAGAAAGAGGAGCTTGTGAATCACCCTTAGTAAAATTTTTTAAACTATAAGAAGTTAAAAATTCAACCATGTCAGGTGAAAGCATGTTTTTAACGTATTTGTATTTTTTTTGATCTAACGAACCCATGTGACTATTGCGTGTCTATCTCCGTTTGATACAGGTAATACACGGTGAGGAAACATAAAACTACTTGGAAATACCAAGGCACCTCCCACTTTATTTTTAACAATATGTTTTTCAAAAAAACAAAAATCACCTCCATCAAAATTATCGTTTAAAAGTAGTGAAATGCTAATTAGCCTAGGTAACTCATTCATGTGATCAACGTGAGTTGTATATTCTCCTTCTTCTTCACCCCTATAAAGTAAATGATCATACCCCGTATCTATTCCGTCTGATCCAAAATAAAAAGCAGGAAAATCTTTTTCGTATAGTTGTAAAACCTTTCCAATAGATTCAAAAACTTTTTGATCAAATTCGTTATCTAATCGTTTTAGATAACAATTTCTTTTTTTATTTATTACTGCTTCATTTTTTTCTTGTACTCTGGCTCTCTCAAATTGTGAGTAATCTACTTTTTCAATTATGTTTTTACATATATCTAAATCCAACACGTTTTCATATACTTTAACGAAATCTTTTAATTGTAAATTTGGATGATATTTTGTCATCTAAAACTTTTTTTATTCCAAAACATTGTTTTATATTTATCAACCCATTTACTTAGTAACTTATTACGTGTTTTTGCATGTTTATATTCTTTATAAAAACCACTCCACATTTTCCAAGCCTCTCTTTTAAAAGGAATTACTTGAACCATAGGTTCTCCTTTTTTTATTAAAAATTGTTCGTCTCTTTTTCGAAGAATAAAAGGAAAATTAATTAGATTAACATAGACATCTGTGTCAACAATACCTGGTATAATTTCAAACCTTTCTTCAATTCTGTTCATTGGTTTTATAAACAAACAACTATATCCTGGAGGTGTTTTTACCAACCATTTATTAATAAATTTTCCAGCATTTTCTCCAGTAGTTTTTTTCCACTCTTTTGGTAACTGCGCTCTATTGTGATAACCAATGTCGTCCACTTCTCTGTTTGCAGGGCTTATTGTAAAGTCATTTTCTACAGGATCTACTAGGTAATCTTGTTCAAAATATAAAATGTAGCCTGCTGTTAAAGAATCTAAGAAAGGCATGCATGTTTTTAAAGTAGGAACGTGCATATTATTATTGTGAAACCTTTCAAGTTTTTTATACTCTTCAGGTATATTTCTAGAAGCTGGTGTTGGGTGTGGCCAAACATCTAACATATCTGAATTTGTTGCACAAAAAGAAATTTTTTTATCCATTTTTTTTATCCTCTATTGTAAATAAATAATCAATTTTTGAATTATTAACTGTGTATTCTGCTAATTTTTTTGTTGCTGCTAAAGGCATTCCAGCTAAATTAAAAGAAGTATTTAATAACATTGGTACGCCAGTTTTTTCATAAAATATTTCTAATATATTATACATTATTTTGTTCTGTTTTGCAGTTATTGTTTGTATTCTACAGGTGTTATCAATGTGTAAGACCGCTGGTATTTGTTTTATTTTTTCTTTTTTACACGGCACAGCTACGGTCATAAAAGGAAGTTCTTTTATATTTAACATTTCAAACCAATTGTGAGCATGCTCTAACATAACAGTGGCTCCAAAAGGTCTAAAAAATTCTCTTTTTTTTACAGTATTAACAATATCTCGACCGTCTTTATTTCTTGGATCAAATAATATAGATCTATTACATAATGCTCTTGGACCCGCTTCACACCTACCTTGAAATAAAGCTACAATCTTTTGATTTAATATTTTATCTACAATTTCTTTGTTAACCGTCATGTCCTAAATACAAAGATGTTAATGGTCTTATCGTTTTGTCGTTAGTAAAGTTATGCCAATAGTATTTAGCAGCGCCAAGCGAAGTGCCTCCGTCATTGGCTAAAGGGTCAAAATAAAAATTAATATTTGGAAAAGCTTTTATGTATTCATAATTATTAACACAATTTAAAGCGTATCCCCCTGTCATGACAAAATTTTTAATTTTATTTTTTTTGGTTATATCGTTAATTCTATCCAAAGAACGTTCCTTACTTTGTTTTTGAACTTTGTAAGCAAGATCGGCTTTGTATTGAAAAGATTCAATTTGTTTTTTTATTTTTTTTAAATCTAATCCACTGTCAATTTTTTGTTCAAGCTCACCCCAAATTTTATAATAATATTTATTTGCAGTCCATTTATTATCTTTCTTAGTAAAAAAATTATCTATGTTTTTATTATCATTTCCGTAAGCAGATAAGCCCATTACTTTCCCTGAATCATACCATTTAAAATCTAACATTTCACAAACCATTTGAAAAGCTCCACCCATAGAATAAATTGGATTATTATCATCCCAATTTCCAGAAAAAGATGTTCTATACATTTTTTCTAATAGATTAAAATTACAAGGATAACTTGCAGTGTAAACTGATTCAAATTCTTGATTTTCCCAATTTCCTTCAACACGCCCTCCCCCGTCCGACACAAAAACAAGAGCTTCTGTAAATCCTGAACCATAAAAAGCACATGAAGCGTGCATCAAATGATGATCTAATTCTATTAAAGTTTTTTTTGTTTTTATGTTATTTTTCTTTAATAAAAATTCTTTAAAAATTGCAAACATACTTTCTGCTTCACGATCTGGATAGTCAATGTAAGTTAAAATATAAACATCAACTTCATCATCAATGTGTTTTTTTATTTCTGTAAATAAGTAAACTGGAAAATGATCTTTTTTTAAATATGTTAGTTTCTCTTCCTCCATAAAAAATAAAATATTTCCATCTTTTACGACACAAGCACTAGCATCATGCCCAACAACCAAAGATAATAATTTCATTACTTATTAATAAAATTAAATGACATGGATCTTCGAATCTCTCCTTTTACTTCAGTTTTAAAAGGCATAACACAATGTTGATGTTGAGCTTCAAAAATATAAAAATGCCCCACTTTTGGTTCCATCCAAGTAGACTTAATTCCATCAACTGAGATAAACCCTAATTGTCCATCTTTAAATTTATGTGGGTCTTTAGCGTCATTTATAAATTTTGGAACTTTTAAAAATAGAACAGTTGACCACCCTGTTGAATCATGATGCGTATGAGGAGGGTTATATTCTCCCTCTTTCATCT